CTTGCCGATCTGATGAAGGCAAGATTTATGAATGGGATTTGGGGGCTGGCACCAGGGCATCTTTAATCACCAATGCGCCAACTCAGAATAAATCAATCATCGCCACAAGTGAGCGGTTTCTGTTTGCTTTGGGGGCTGGCGGCAATGGCCGTAAGGTTCAATGGTGTGATCAGGAAGATAACACCGATTGGACGCCATCAGCCACCAATCAGGCTGGCGAATATGAATTAGCCACTTCTGGCACGTTGGCCTGTGGTGAGCGCACCAGATACGGTACGCTTTTGCTGACAACAACTGATGCCCATTTGGCGGTGTATCAGGGGCCGCCGTATGTTTATGGCTTCGAGCGTGTTGGCTTTGGGTGTGGTGTTATTGGGCCACAGGCTTCTGTCAGCCTAGATAACGGCGTTGTCTGGATGGGCCAAGGTGCCTTCTTTATCTTTGATGGCACCGTGAAGAAGTTGGATTCTACCGTCAGTGATTATATCTTTGCCAATATCAACTATCAGCAGGTAGCTAAGATTACTTCCTGGGTGAACATAGATTATCAAGAAGTATGGTGGCAGTACCCATCTGAAGGCGCTTCCGAGTGCGATAGTTATGTGGTTTGGAACTTCCGTGAAAACACATGGATGATTGGCGAATTGAACCGGAGCATTGGCATCGCCAATGGCGTGTTTGAATACCCACTGATGTTTGACTCGTCGGGCTACTTCTATGATCATGAAATCGGGTACAACTACGATGGTGCTTTGATTTATGCGGAAAGTGGGCCGCTGGAGTTCGGCAATGGCGATCAGATTATGGTCGCCCGCCAGGTGGTGCCGGATGAAAAGACACAGGGCAGCGTGAGTGTGAAGTTCAAGACTCGGTTTGCGCCGGAAGGCGCGGAAACTACGCATGGGCCTTACACGATATCATCCAAGTACACGGATGTTCGGTTCAGTGGCCGCCAGGTCTCTTTCAGAATCGAGGCGGCGGAGTTGGGTGATTGGCGGGTTGGTAACTTCCGCCTTGAAGCGGTGCCGGGGTCCAGGCGATGAGACTTCCTGCGTCACGCCCCACCTATACCCAAATTGACGATCAGACTGCCCGCAGTATGCTTGAGCGGGCGGATGCGGAAAACCACAAACGGAACCGCGATATCGAAGTGTCCCCTGGGCGGTTGATTATCAAATCCCCCAATGGAACCCGATACAGCATCGAGGTTTCCAATGCAGGGGTGATATCGGCTACAGCCTTATGACACCGTTTGACGCAGAGTTTGAACGGTGTTCTGGCTGGCTTCAGGAAGCCTTGGATTATGCCGGCAACACGCATGATCTGGTGGACGTAAAGCACAGCATTGCGCTTGGAGATCACCATTTCTGGCCTGCGGCTGACGGGGTGATTGTGACTGAGATTATCACTTATCCCAAGTTCTCTGTGCTTCATGCTTGGCTGGTTGGTGGGAAGCTGGAACAGATTGTGGATATGATCCCGGCTTTGGTTGTTTTTGGGCAGTCTTTTGGATGCTCAAAACTTACCGGGTGTGGCCGGGCTGGGTGGGTTCGTGCTTTGAAAGAGCATGGTTTTAACGGTATAATGACCACAGTTTCCAAGGAGATTGCGCCATGAGTAAGGGCGGCGGCAAGCAGACTACAACGCAGACGCAAACGGTTGACCCGGAGTTCAAAGCGCGGGCTTTGGATGTTTACAGCCGCGCGCAAACTGTCGCTGACCGGCCTTATGTTCCTTTTACGGGCGAGATGGTGGCAGGCTTTACGCCACAGCAGCAACAGGCATTCACGCAGTTTGGGCAAGCGGCCACGGCTGCCCAGCCGGCCATTGGCCAAGCGCAGGAACTAGCCCGCGCGGTTGGTGGTTATCAGCCTCAGACTGTGGCGCAGGCTATGCAGGCTTACACCAATCCGTATGAAGAAACGGTGGTCAATCAGGCTTTGGCCGATATTGAGCGTTCCCGACAGATTGCCCAGACGCGACAGGCGGCAGCGGCCACACGCGCTGGTGCTTTCGGCGGTTCCCGCCAGGGTGTGGCGGAAGCCGAGACAAACCGGGCGGCTTTGGAGCAGGCTGCCCGCACGGCGGCTCAGTTGCGTTCTGCGGGCTTTGAAACGGCGGCTGGTCTTGGGGCGCGCGATATCGCTGCTGCCCAGCAAGCGGAGGCTCAGAGGCTTGCGGCGGCGGGCCAGCTTGGCCAGCTTGGCGCGGCGCAGCAGGCGGCTCTGACGCAGGGCGCGCAGGCTTTGTTTGGGGCTGGTGGGGCGCAGCAGCAGTTGGAACAAGCGCGGCTGGAAGATGCTTACCGGCAATTTGCAGAAGAACAGGCTTATCCGCTTCAGCAACTTCAGATCATGCAGCAGGCGCTAGGTTTCTTCCCAAATCCAATGACCACCACATCCACGCAGCGCCAGACGCTTGGGCCGATGGATGTGATTAGCCGGTTGGGTGGGGCCGGATTGTCAGCCTACACCGGCTATCGGTTGATCCCGTAGGAGTATAGCCAATGTTTGGGCAATTTGGAGACTTCTTTAGTAGGCTTGGCGGGTTGCTTGGGTTTGGTGGAAACCCGCAAATGCCGCCGGCTGGTCCTGAATATTATGCTGAAGGCGCGGCGGCTGGTGCTGCTACCAATCCGCCACAAGCCCCGCGTCCTGATCCATTCGCCCGGTTTACACCAGAACAGCGCCGGCAACTTGGTCTTGGCTACTTGGCTGACGCTGCCATGCAGTTTGGCGGTCGCCAAGGCACCGCCGCTAACGCGCTTATGAATGCGTTTGATACTTCTGCTGGCCGCACTCCAACTCGCCCGGCGGCTGCTCAGCAAGAACCGCAAATGCAGTTTGCGCCGTTGCCGCAACTTCCGCCTGTCACCATGCCGCCTATGCGCCCCATGGCGATCAATATCCCGCGCCGCACGGCGTTGCAGGTTCCTTCTTTATTAGGGGTTTAACGATGAGTGGATTTCTTGATCGGCTGTTTGGTGGGGGGCAAAGTGTTCCCTCTGAATATTACCCAGGCGGCGAAGCCATCCCACAACAGCCTTTTGATGTTGGGCCACCTGTGCCGCGTCAAAGTTCACAAGGGGGATTTAATACGCTTCTTCCTGAACAGCGCACCATTCTTGGTTTGGCTGCGCTTCAGGATGCTTTTGCTTCATTGGGAGGGCGTCCGGCCCAAGGTTTTGCTAGTGTGGCTCCAATTGTTCAAATGATTGGCGAACAAGGACAACAAGAACGGTATAGGCAAGCAAACCAACAATTGCGCCAGCAATTGTTTGGGGGGCAGGCTGGCGCTGCGCCTACTCTCACTGCGCCGCAGGCTCAAATCGCTGGGCAGGTTGGGCAAGCTGGCCAAATGGGCTTTAGCCCTGCTGGTTTGGCTATCAATACGCGTCTTGAAAGTGGGGGACGTCCTGATGCGCGTAGCACCACATCTTCTGCGCTTGGCCCAAACCAGTTTACTGAAGAGACATTCTTGGATTTTGCTGCGGCAAATCCAAACCTATTCCCGAATATGAGTCGCGAACAAATCTTGCGTGAACGCACATCGCCAGAAATTAGCGGTCTTGCGACACAGTGGTATGCCCGGCGAAACGCAGCAGTTTTGCAGAATGCTGGCCTTCCTGTGACTGACGCAACGCTTGGTTTAGCGCATCAGTTTGATGGCCCTGTTGCTGCGCGTATTCTTCAGGCTGCGCCAGAAACGCCGATTGCAGATATAGTTGGTCCCCGTGCTATGGCCGCTAATAGACAGCAATTGGAAGGCCGTACTGTTGGTGATGTGCGTGAATCCTTTATGCGCGCATATGCTGCTGCGCCACAGCAAGGGGGTCAGCCTGTAGTAGCGCAAGCTTCTGTGGCTGGTGGTATGCCTTCTCAACGGCGCCCCCCAATTAGTATGCAAGAATTTGACATGATTACTAACTTGTTGCCGCCAGGCCCGGCAAATCAAACAATCATTCAGGCGATGATGCGCCAAGCGCCGCCGCTATTAGTGATTGATGGCACAGCTCTTGATCCGATTACTTTGCGCCCATTGGTGACAGTACCGCAGCGTCCGGGTGAAAATGAGCGGTTCTATGCTCGTTGGCGGGAACTGTCTAATATTTCTGAAGCCAATCGCACGGCGCTTCAGAATCAAGAACTTGATATGCTTTCTGCGCGGTTGCGTGGCGGCGGTACTAATATTTCCCTTAATACCGCTGAAACAATGAACCGTGAGTTTGGACAATTAGCCGCCCGTGAATTTATGAATGTCAGAGAAGTAGCTAGGGCGGCTCCTACGCTTGCCGTGCGGGCAGAACGTATTGACCAACTTATCAATAGTGGCGCCATAACTGGCACTGGCGCAAACTTCCTTAGTAGTGTCGCAAATGCGCTTGCCACCGCAGGGATAATCCCACCAGATGTGGCAGCTAATACCCAAATGCTTGCGGCTGAATTGGCGGCTAGTGCATTACAGGCATCTCAATTACTTAAAGGCCCAACATCTGACCGCGATATTCAATTCTTAAGAGATGTTACCGCTGGTAATATCGCATTCAATGAGCAAACACTGCGCCGGTTGTCTCGTTTGAATGCTGATTTGGCGGAGCGTGCTGTTAGGGAATACAACAGGATTTCTCCGATTATTCAAAGAGGGGCGAATTATCCTGAGGAGTTTAAGGCTTTATTTGAGCCTATCAACTGGCAGGAAGAAAATGAACGCGCCCGCGCATTGGCTGAAAGTTCATCAGTTCGCACAAGACCCGGTGGTCCCTCTGCGCCGCCACCTGGTTCTACTATCATCCCCTTCCAGCCGCCCCGTTCTCGCTGATTGGAGTAATGTAAATGGCTGAACCATATTACATCCAAATGCCGGATGGCTCTTACATGGGGCCAATTCCGGCTGGTACTCCGCAAGATGTCGCCATGCAGCGTGCGGCTGATGCAATGCGGGCGAGTGAATCATCTTTGCCCGCTAGGGCTGGGGCAGCGTTTTTGCAGGGTATCACGCAAAGCATTCCTGATATGTTTACTGGTGGTCTTGTTGGCCGCCGTGTGCGTGAAGAAGCGCCCGCTGCCATTCAACAAGTTACTGGCGTAAATCCAGAACAGATGCCGCCGCCGCGTACTGCGGAAGAACCGTATATTACTTCTGCTGCGCGTGGGGCTGGCAGTGGTATTGCTATGCTGCCCGCTGGTCTTGGTGCTTTGATTAGCGGCATGGCTACTGGCGCGGCTGGAGGTGCCGCTGGCGAAGCCGC